TCATCGGGTTCGCCCGATCGATCGAGCTGATAATACTCGTAAAAGACTCGCTGCCCATCAGGCTGATGAACTTCTCCAGGGCGCCCAGCAGGAAACGGTGCTCCACGGCCTCACGCAGGAACCACGCCACGGGGCGGACAAAAAGCCGCCGGCTCACCGGACCGCGGCAGAGGGTATGGGCTACCATACGGGATATCTTGACGCCGTTCCGTGCCAGGAACTCCAGCCGCTCACGCCCGGCAAAGGCGGAAACCTCCTCGGGGGAGACGTCCATCGAGAGATACAGCCTCACGATGCATATCTGCCCGGCAAGGCGCGGGCGGCGCATGGTCACACGCCACCGCACGGGGCGTTTCATGAAAGGCAGGCGCCATTCCTTCAGGGGAAGGGAGACACCCAGGTCAAGCAATGCCTCGGATGCCTCCCTCTGCACCTTTCTCGCTTCACGCTCGTCCATGCGTTAGTCCTCCACTGCCGCGGTGTCATTGATTTCGTAAGGAGAAGAGCCGTCCTCCGGCTTGTTCACCTTCAGCTGGCATTCCAGCTTGGAAACCTCCGTCAGCGTCAGCTTCCCGCCAAGGTTCGCAAGGATGGTGCCGTTCGGAATGGACATCGTCTGCCCGGATACGAACTTGATGGTCCACGGACCGGAAAGGTTCACCAGTTCGGTCGGGGCCTTCCAGCCGGTCGGGGCATCCGCCGGCCCTACAAGCGTGCCGCCAAGCACGGCCTTGATGTTCTTATAGTCCAGCTGGATAAGGTTGAACGTGGGCGATACCTGCCCGTTCTTCTGGAGCAATGTCAGGACGGGGGCGTCGGGAACCTGCTCGGCTTCGACATCGACACTCTCGGGCTTCGTGCCGCCCCAGTCCCAGCTGCCCTTCTCGATCCAGCCGATAGTCATGGCACCGAACGTGACAACAGCGATGCCGTAGATGAAATTCTTGTTATTTTTCATACAGTCGTCTCTTTATTAAAACGGTTAATACTATGCCGGATGCCATACCGGCGATAAAGGCAATGAGGGCGATTTTAACGGGGTTAAAACGCTGTTTGAACTCCGTTTCGGAAACTTCCGAAACACTCACGGTATCGCCCCGGATACGTGTCAGTTCCTCCTCATACCAGAGGACCAGACGCTGGAGACTGTCACAGGTGGAAGTCACCACCAACGTGTCGCCCCTGGACGTCACATCTACGCCAGCCTGCCCGTTTTTACCATGATAGGAGGCACCGGCAGGAAGCGCCAGCAGGTCAGGAACCGGAATTTTCAACGTCAGCGCCGATGCCGGGAGGCCCGCCATCACCAGCCCCCGACGCCCGGACCTTGCGCTGTCCACGCCTGACGCGGTTTTCACCGTCGTCAAGCTCCGGGTCTGTTTTCGGGAGCTCGCGCAGCTCATGAAGGACAGGACAGTCAGCACGGTGAAGGCAATCATTGGCACCGTCAATAGCCTTGCGCAAACGCGCCATCTCTCTTCGTGTCGCACTAAGTTCTTTTTTTAAGGGTTCTACAATATTCTCGATCAGGATACGCGTGGCGTGCTCCGTGTTGTCTATCCGCACGGTCTCCGCGTCGGCTTTCGCCTTTTCCGCTTCCGCCTTCGCCTTCCTGACCGTGGGGCCCAACGTTACAAGGGCCGTCAGAGCGGCCAGAAGGCCGCCGCCAAATATCCAGTTCAAGAGTACGCTCGTGTCCATGATCACTTTTTTATGATTGTCTGATACCTATTGAAACAAGCCATTTCTGCACGTCAAAACTGGGGCAGGCTTTCGCCGCCAGTTCGTTATGACCCACGATACGGACATCTGGAAAACGGCGGTGGAAGTCTTTCACGTACTTCTCAAGCGCACGCTTCTGGCACGCCGTACGCGTGTCCTTCGGGGTCTTGCC